GGCTCTGGCTCAACACTTATCGCGTGCGAAAAAACAAACCGCAATTGCTACACGATGGAGTTAGACGAAAAATATGTCGATGTCATAGTAAACCGCTGGCAACAATTCACAGGCAAGCAAGCAACACTTGAATCAACAAGTGAATTATTTAACGATTTAAGCAATAGCTAACCTAACCCACCTCCAAGCCAAAACAAAACCACCTTAGCGGGTGGTTTTTTGTGTGTACTAAAATCTATATTGTGGTATAATGCTTTTTAGGAGTGGAATCCTAAGACAAGTAAAATTTTTTATAAAAACGCTTATCGGAGGTCGCTTGTGACCTATTCCACCCGATAGGCGTTTTTTATGTGGAAAAGAAAATGAACGAATTAATCATTGATAGCGTAACTATCAGCAAAACAGAAGATGGTCTTTACCGTATTAACGACTTGCACAAAGCAAGTGGCGCGGGAAAGAAAAAACAACCAAGCGACTTTTTAAAGCTTGTTGGCACTCAGGAGTTGATTGCTGAAATCATCGGAACGGAGCAAAATCAAGCACTTAGAACAATACAGGGCGGTAATTCAGAACAAGGGACTTACATCGTAAAAGAATTGGTTTATGCGTATGCAATGTGGATTAGTCCTAAATTTATGTTACACGTCATTCGCACTTTTGACTCACTTGTTACCAGTCAAAAACAACTTGCCATTGAATCACTAAGCGCACTACAGGCTAAAATCGAATATCAAGCTAACCAGTTGCAATCTATACAAAAGCGCGAGCCGCGTGACGAAAATAGCCTTGCTGTTATCCTAAATATCCCTTCCCGTTATGTGAGTGTTGAACACGATATTTTAGAGCGGCACGGGTATTTAACCAGTAAAACATTTACTCAGGTTTACCACGTCAAAACACCGACCCCGAAGCTCGGTAACTTGTGCATAGGCAAAAAAGGTACAACGCTACTTTATGACGAAAAAATCAAAGATTTAATTGAGGCTTTACACGTCATTGAGTCGATAGAAGAAAATTAACCAGCCGCAATAAAACAAAGCCACTCTTAACCAGTGGCTTTTTTATTGCCTAAAAACCTATAAAAACACAATAAAAATTATTTTAAACAAAATAAAAAATAATAAAGCTTGCGTTTAAATTAATTTTCGTAGTAGAATAACCCATGTTTTGAACTTCTCGAAACAACTAAAAAACAAAGGTGAATATCATGTCAGCATCAGCAAAAGAACAATTAATAACAGAATTAACAGCGTTAGGCTTAAGAATCGCAAGTCAAGATGAAAGCGGTTGGTACTACGGGCGTTCAGGCGTTTGGGTAACTAATGAGGAAGTTGTGGTTTAAGGATGGCATCATGGCAAAAAGATACGACTTCCCTAACGCAATAATTTTAGTCACTGACAGTCGGCAGTGCTTTGAAATTCCCAAGTGGTGCTTGGTAATAAAAGTTGAAAGAAGCAGGTCTGAGGTCGCGGGTGCATTGTTAGAATTAAGAAAATTTAATAGGAGTACAAAATGACAATTCAAGGCAATGACGGTTTTTTAAAAACCAGAAAAGAAAGTACTGGTAGACCACCGATAGCGAAAGAGCTAAAAAAGGTCTATGTCGGTTTCATGGTTGAGCCAAAGCATAAGGCATGGCTTGAAAGTTTTGATAAAGGCGAAAAGTCAGAAAGGGTGAGAAAGATTTTTGACATAGCTATAGAGATTGAAAATGCAAAAAAATCGGTGGAAGGAGAAAACGAATTAAAACCATGCCCGTTTTGCAGCTCACAGCCTGAATTTGATGATACAGGAACTCAGCTTGAGTTAGCCTGTAATGATTGCGGAATAGTTACTATTAGCGTTCAAATAAGCGATTTAATGTCGATAGATGAGCGGTGTAACAACTGGGATGGCAGACGTTACAAAACTGAATTTGTTGAACGAGCCAAAAAAGAAGCTGTGGCACAATGGAACAATAGAGTTTAAGAATTAATTGCTATTAATCCCACTAAACCGCCCCAACAGGCGGTTTTTTTATGTCTTTTATAAGCAAGTAGTTTATAATGCAGATACAATGCCTATAAAAAAACAAATTCACGAAGCACAGACGGACTTGATGCCGGTCAAAAAAACAGCCGTTGATTATTCTGCGGACGATGTGCGTTTGATTTTAAAAAGCCTGACATTGCGGAATATGAAGGCACTAGAAAGTAAAATACCAACAGCAAGCATTATGGAGCATAAGCTAATACAGGAAGCGATTAATGCGGCTGCTAAGGGGGCTGGTATTGAGGTTGCGGGTGGTGGCATAAGTATAAACAATACTGCTGAGGTAAAAATCAAGGGGTTATCTGAATTTTATGGTGAAAATGAACGATAAGCCAAGCCTTAACCCTGCGTTAAAAGAGTTTTGGGTAACACCAGCAAGAAACAGGGTATTGTACGGCGGACGGGCAAGCTCAAAATCATGGGATGCAGCAGGGATAGCTATATTTCTTGCTCAGTACACAAAGATAAGAGTTTTATGTGTCAGGCAGTTTCAAAATAAAATAAGCGAGTCGGTTTATTCACTTTTAAAAATTCAGATTGAAAGGTTTAGGCTTGAAAATGAATTTAGAATATTGAATAATAAGATTATTTGCGCAACTACAGGCTCAGAGTTTTTGTTTTATGGTTTGGCAAGGAATATATCAGAAATAAAATCAATCGAATCAATTGATATTTTATGGAGCGAAGAAAGTCATTTATTGAGTAAAGAGCAATGGGAAATTTTAGAGCCGACAATAAGAAAAGAAGATTCTCAGTGCTGGTTTATCTTTAACCCGCGTTTAGCTACTGATTTTGTTTATAAGCGGTTTGTTTTAAGTCCTCCTCCTAATACGATTGTTAGAAAAATTAATTATGATGAAAACCCGTTTTTATCAAAAACAATGCTGGAAATTATTAATGCAACAAAGTCAAGTGACCCCGATAAATTTACCCATGTTTATCTAGGTGAGCCTAATGATAATGATACGGATTCAATTATTAAGCGTTCGTGGATTTTGGCAGCCATTGATGCGCATAAAAAATTAAAAATTGAAGTGACAGGCTCGAAAAGAAAAGGTTTTGATGTTGCGGATGATGGTGAAGATTATTGCGCTACTGTGGATTCTATAGGCGTTTTAACCACTGGCATTGACTTATGGAAAGCAAAAGAAGATGAGATATTAAAATCATGTTCCCGTGTACACTTATCGGCTAGGCTTGAAAACAGAATGATTGTTTATGATGCCATTGGTGTTGGTAGCTCATGCGGGGCTAAATTTAATGAGCTAGGGTATGCTAGGCATAAAAAATTTTTTGCAGGCGGCGCGGTTATTAATCCTGATAAGGCGATTGACTTAGATAATGCAAAGCTCCCGACTGCACAGCAAATAAAAAACAAAGACTTCTACTCAAATATAAAAGCGCAGGCATGGTGGCTAGTCGCTGAACGTTTAAAAAACACCTATAACGCGGTTCATAACGCCGCTGTCTTTAATGACAGTGAAATGCTTTTTATTAGCAGTGATTGCGAATATCTTGAAAACTTAACAGAAGAACTTAGTACGCCTCGCAAATCTTTTGATTCCGCAGGTCGTGTAAAAGTAGAAAGTAAAGATGATTTAAAAAAGCGCGGCATTCCATCCCCAAACATAGCGGACGCTTTTATAATGGCTAACCTACCTGCTGATTTTTTAAATCAGGAAGCAAATATTTACACTCCAATGAGGATTAAAGGTTTATGACAATAGACAATGAACAGTTTTTGCTTGATGCTTATTTCGGCACGGGTGGATTTGCAAATAAGACAATGGGTGGCGATGCAAGTTATTTAAAAAAGCACGTCAATGAATCAGAGGAAAAATACACGCGCCGCAAAGAAACCTGCACATATACCAATTTTGCAGAAACAATCGCGGGTATTTATCAGGGGTATTTGTTTAAATCACCACCCCGCCGCGCCGCCGCAAATGATATTGAGCAAAAGTTCATTGAAAACTCAGACGGTGCTGGTACTGATTTAAACAATGTTATAAAAAGCATACAGTTAATGAGCTTTATACTGGGAGAAGTCTATATTATTGTGGATAGACCGTCTCAGAAATCAGATAACGCCGCGTCTGATAAACTACCATATATTGGATTTAGAAAAAAAAGCCACGTCACGGACGAGCAATTTGACGCAATGGGCAACCTTACCTCAATCACGTTTTCGGAGGTTGCGCCCGATGAAAAGCCGTTAAAAAGAACTTACACAACAACAGGATGGCAGATTGACCGCGACATTTACGAAAATGGCGTTGTTAGTGGTGAGTATAATTTTGGTCGTGTTCCGGTTGTAAAGCTAACTTCTCACCGCTTCTTAATAAATGTTGCGGCGCAATCGCTTAAAATGTTCAACCTTGAGTCAGAAATGGACGAGCTACTAACATCGCAAGCGTTCTCTATTTTGTATATGTTTTTTACAGACATTCACGCTTACAACGAAGCAAAAGCGGCTGGCGCATTAACGCTTGGTACTGAAAATGGCATTGCGGTTATCGGGAATAATCAACCGCCGGGCTTTATTTCACCCGATGGTATTAACGTCAATTTATACCTGAGCCGCATTAACACAGTCAAAGAAGCTATTTTTAGAGCAGCTTGCCTTGAGTTTTTAGGTTCTACACAGTTGAGCGGTGAGGCTTTGCAGTTGCTTTTTAATCAACTAAACGCACGGCTATCTTCAATTGCAAAAACAACCGAAGTGGTTGAAAAGCAGATATTTGAACTGGTTGGCTTGTGGATGGGGGAAAAATCTGAAATTGTGGTTTCATATCCCAGTGATTTTAATATCCGCTCAATTCCTACAGAAATTCAAACAGCAGCAGAGGCTTTAGCTCTTAACGTTGGCTCAGAAACTTTTGAAAAGGAATTAAAAAAACGCATTGCCAAAATTGTTCTTGATGACATTACCGCTGAAAAGGCTAGCGACATTGACAATGAAATTGACAAAGCGGCTTCTTACGATGAATCGGTAGACCTAAATGCCAATATCAATGCCAATATCAATGACAATAAAACATCCCATGTAATTGAAGATGTGAATAATGGCTGATTATCAAGAAATGCAAAGGCAGTTGTGGGAAGAAATAAAGCTATCAGACAAACGGCTTGAAAAACGCACATCTGCTTTTTTTGATGATTTTATGGCTAGAATGCAGGTCAATGGCTACACTTTTGATAATGCCGCTAAGTCTGCTTTATCTTCTTTTTACACGGGTATCACGCAGTTTTTAGAGGTAGGCATATCAACTGCGGTGTCGGTATCGGTTAATGAGCCGATGCAATCTACTTTTGTTCTTAACGCAATGAAAGAAGCGTTTGCAGAGCGTTGGGATGACGGCTCGATTCTTTCGGACAGGCTATGGCAATACGAAAAAATAACGGCAAAAGAAATAGAAACAACTATTCGCAATTCAATTGCAATGGGGAAGTCTAACTCAAAGTTACTCTATGATATTCAATTTGCAATTGAAAGTAACGCGGGTAATCAGTTTGAAGTAATATCAAATAATAGCAATAAATGGACAAGGGAATTAAAAGATTCGGCAAAGTTTTTAATTACTAACCCTAAATCCAAAGCAGATTTTGATTTAATCGTAAAACAAACACAGAAATATATTGATAAATTAGCGGTTACTGGCACTAAAAATTACAGCCAGCAATACTTAAATAAAATCAAAGAATCGGTAAAAAATGGCAACCAAGCGGCTGTTGATAATGCGCTGAAATGGTGGGTTTATGATAAGCAATTGTATAACACTAAACGCATTGCCCGAACTGAAATGGCTAATGCGGGGCATAATGCCGTTATCAATACGACCCTTGATGATGGGTTAATTATTGGCTATTGGTGGCGTTTATCGCCGGGTCATGTCGATAAAAAATGCTTGTGCAATCAGTATGCTAATGTTGACATGGGGCTAGGTATTGGAGTGTGGTCTAAAGAGCTTGTGCCGCGCAAGAAACCACACCCGCATTGTACTTGTCTTTTGATTCCACTGACTAAGAGGCGGTGATTAATGAGGTAGGGAGGTAATTAAAATATCTTTTCCGTACTTTTCTTTTAACTCATTAACATTAATCGGGCTTCTCCTATAATCAACAGTCACCATATTTTCAAGTGCAACCCCTGTCTTTGCGTCCTTAACGCAAACAAAAGATTGCCTTTTTTGTCTCTGTTTTTCATTCTTTGACCAACAACTCCTCTAAAAATTCTTTGTGTAATTGACTTAGCTTAATAACAGTTTCCTGCTTAATCGTTGCAAGATTGCCGTTATAGCAAACCCCTTTCGCATAAAAATGAACTGTTGACCGTGAAATCCCTAACTTTCTAGCCGCCTTTGCTTTCCATCCATAGCTGCCAAAAATATCACGGCACATAGTCGAAAATTCAGCAGAAGTCATATAACTTGATAGTGAGTAATAATGCCAGCGGGTGTTATTACCCGTGTATCTGTAGACCACACGAGCCAGTCGGCAAAATGCGGATAATGCACCCTGCCACCACAAGCATATCTAACAAGTTTTCCCACTGTTTCGGGCGGCTGTGCATTGCCTGTATGCGGGTGCATTGCTTTTTTAGTTAATTTTGCCGTGACTGGTTTTGTTACTCGCAATCGTGTTTGGTTTTTTGCCATTGCCTTTCTCTTAAGTGTAGTAAAAATCAAACGTTATGATAGCACAATGCTTAAGATTTGCTCAATAAGCGTAAAATGTAATTTTTTATTCGGAGCTTATAAATGTTTAGAAAAAAGCACTTGCTTTGTGATGATAACCCTGATAGCGCGGGTGGCGGGGGCGGTGGTGATTCTGTAGATACCACGTCACCGGCAACAACTGCTAACGGCGCAACAACGTCTGCTGAAATTGATATTGCCGCTATCGAAGCCGCAGCATACAAAAAAGCAGAGGAAAAGTTTAAAAAGGATTTTGAAGCGAAACAGGAAAAGGCAAAAAAAGACTCTGAAAAGCAGCGTTTGCATGAGCAGGGCGAATTTAAAACCTTGCTAGAGCAGGTTCAAGCTGAAAACAACCAGCTTAAAGTCGAAAAGGCTAAGGCAATTATTAAAAACGAAATCATGCGTAACAGCGGTGATATTGCCGAACAGCACAAAAGTTTATTAGTTAAAGTTTTTGAAGGCGATGCTGTTTACGAAGATGGCGAAGTCAAGCTTGACGGCTTGCAAGCAAGTGTCTATATCGCAAAGTTTTTGAAGGAAAATAGCAGTTATAAAAAGCCGACTGCTAACTTGGGTAGTGGTGCACCAAACAGTGCAGAAACTCCTGTAAAAAACCCATTTTCAAAAGAAAATTTTAATTTAACTGAGCAGCTAGCTCTTTTAAAAAACAATCCAACCCTAGCCGCACAATTAAAAGCGGCTGCAAAATAACCTAGGAGTTTTATTATGGCTAGTGCAGTAACAAAAGTTTCTGATATTTTAGCACCCGAAATTTGGAATGGCTATGGTGCGCAACGCTCTATTGAACTGTCGGCGTTCTGGCGTTCAGGCATTGTAGCAGCCGTGCAGGGGCTTGAAATTCCAACAGGCGGGGCAACTATTAATATGCCCTTATTTAATGCGCTGACAGGAACAGCGCAGAGGTTAAGCGATTCAGCCGCACTCGAAACAAAGAAAATCACAGCAAGCAAAGATGTTGCGGTAATTCAATTGTTAGGCGATTCTTGGTCTACCAACGACTTAGCGGGTGCTTTATCAGGTGCTGACCCAGCTAAAGCTATTGCTGATTTATTGGCTGAATATTGGGCTATCCAGATGCAATCACAAGTCGTGTCATTGCTTAAGGGCGTGTTTTCAGCGGCAAGTATGTCAGCGAATGTTAGCGATATTTCAGCGGGTGGCTCTGAGGCGGTTCGTGCTTTTAACCAAAACACGTTTATTGACGCTTCACAAAAACTGGGTGATGCAAAAGGACGGGTAACAGCAATTGCAATGCACTCGGCAACCGAAGCGTACCTTGCAAAACAACAAATGATTGTCTATGAAACAAGCGCGGATAAAAGTGACCGTGTTGGCAGATATATGGGCAAAACCGTTATTGTTGATGATGCGTTGCCAGTCGATACAGGCACTTACACAAGCTACATTTTTGGCAGTAACGCGATTGGCTTTGTTGATAGTACGGTTGGCGAAGCTGACTTAGAAACAGACCGCGATATTTTGGCAGGTGAAAACGTTATGACAATGCGCCGCCGTTTTATTCTGCACGTCATGGGTTGTAAGTGGAAAGGCTCACCTGTTGGTATTGCCCCGACAACGGCTGAAATTGAAACAGGCACAAACTGGGAACGTGTTTATGATTCAAAGAACATTCCTATCATTCAGTTTAAACATAAATTGGCTTAATAACCATGAGTTTAACATCTTTTAATCGAGCCAGAAGACAAGCGGCAAAAAAAGAAGCCGCTGAAAAACAGGCTTTGGATGACACTGTTTTGATTGAGTCTGAGAAGCCTAAGTCTAAGCTAAAGCCGCAAAAGCAAAATGATTCAGATACGGCTACAGAATAGCGAAGCTGTAATTGATGGCTTAAGCAACATAGCAAGCCCGTCTGTTGTCAGACGGGTTGTTTATGCAATGGCGCAGCAATATCACACTGACATTTTGGATTATGTTTACGCGGGTCGTGCATACAAGCATCGCACTGGACAGCTAACTCAATCAATTGGGTGGCACGGCAATAACGACACCAGTGCAACGGTTTATGCTAATGCGGAATACGCGCCGTTTGTTGAGTTTGGAACAAAAGCACATCCGATTACCCCTGTAAATCGCAAGTCACTACGGTTTCCAGCGATTGGAGGTGGCATGACTTTTGCTCGTAGAGTCGAACACAAAGGCTCTCGCGCATATCCGTTTTTTTACACCGACCAAGCTACACGGCGTGAAAATATGCAAGCAAGGGCAATTGAGATTTTAAACGAGGTAATCAATGGCTAAATATTCTGAACTGACAGATTACACTGATGTAATGATTGATGTTGCAGAGCATTTCTTAATTGATGCTGATACGTTTGTTGATTTAGAGCTAAATAAACGCGGCATTAAATTAGTTGATGTTGATGCGTTATTGCCAATTGCGTTATTAACCCAAATAGCTGTCAATTATGCGAAAAGATTAGCGTGTATTGAGCAAGCAGCAAATGAAAACTCGCCGCTAATCCCCAAAGCTCGTGAATATGAAAAAACAATTCAAATGCTTTTAGGTGGATTGACAGCAGAATCAATCGGAATAATTGCAACACCGCCCAGCACAACTGGGCTTTTTTCGATAAGCATAGGAAGAGGTTAAAAATGCTAGCTGAATTAAACGCTTTAAAATCACGACTTGAATCGCTGCATGAATTAGTGGACTTTAGTCACACGTTTGAATATAAAAAAGTGTCTAATGCTTTAAGGATGCCTATATTGACTTACGAGTTTATAACAGCTAATTGTTTTCCGACTAATGACATTACAGCGATTCTTATAAGCATACAAACCAGGGATACCAATGTCGATAAAGAGCCAGCGATTATTTACATAAACTCAATAGCAGAAACAATTAAAAAGAATCTGTTTTTTAACAAATCGCTATTGCACAGAACAAATGACCAAGGGGCAATTATTTTAGACACAAGAAAACCAATTTCAATTACTCCAGACATTGATTCTCCACACCCGTTTTTTGAATGCGGGGTGTTGGTTAATTTGGTCACTCACACGAATTACTTAAATGAGAGGTAAAAAATGGCATACCAAGCAATTGCCTACGAAGGCACATTTAATTTTAACCGCCGGTCAAGGACTGGTGTTTACGCGGGAATGAAACCGATTATCGGTATTGCCGCGCTTGAATTAATGAG